GCTGTTACATCTGCGCCCGCCGAGGCTCAAAACGTGTCGCGCCGAGTCGCGCTCCGCTGCACGCGCAATCGTGCAGATCCCTCCACAAAGGGACAACGTCGGCGAAGCGATCACGCTCCCCGCGCTGCGATCGGTGATGTAACAGTCGCCGCGCGACGTGCGCGACTTGCGGTGCTCGGTGACGCGACTTACAGTGCGGACCGCAGCGCGGCGCGCGACCTCCCTCCGCGTCAGTTCCTGGCTGGCGACCTGCGTCGCGCGCCGCGCTGCATCCAGGAGCCAACCCGTGTCCCGACGCACTGCCAAGCAATCGCCCGCGAGTGCGAAGAAGCCTTCGCGCTCAATAGACGTCGCTGCGCCTGAGCCTGCGTTGACCGCGCAGGAGGAGCGCTTCGTCAACGAGTACCTGCGCGACTTCAACGCACGCGCAGCGGCCATTCGCGCCGGCGTCGCGCGGTTGAACTCCCGCGCATGGGCGAAGCGAGCGCTCGGCGAGCAACGCGTCAACCTCGAGATCAACCGTCGCATCGACGAAGCGAAGCTCGAGGACCTGATCACACCGAACCGCATCGTCGCGAATCTCGCTGCCGTTGCGAACAGTGCGTACGACAGCGGGCGCGTCGCCGCGCTGCGCGAGCTCGCCGCCATCTTCAAGCTCAAGCCGGAGAACGGTAAAGTCAAGAACCCGAACGGGAAGAACGGTGTCGGTGGTGTCATTCGCGTCCCCGCCATGCTCGACGTCGACGAATGGGAGCGACTCGCGAGCGACCAGCAGACGCGACTCAAGGCTCTAGTGCGCGAATGAACACCGTCGTCGCCGAGGAACACACCGTTTGGAAGCCGCTGCCCGGCTCACAGACGCTTGCGTTGTCGTGTCCTGCGAACGTCGTGCTCTACGAAGGTACACGTGGACCGGGTAAGACAGATGCTCAGCTCATGCGGTTTCGCACGCGTGTCGGCATGGGATACGGCGCGTTCTGGAATGGTGTCATCTTCGACCGCGAGTACAAGAACCTCGCTGACATCGTCGCGAAGTCGATTCGCTGGTTCAGCGGTCTGGGCGACGGAGCTCGGTTCACCGGTGGCAGTGGTTCGTTCCAATGGCGATGGCCGGGAGGTGAGACGCTGGTCTTCCGACACATCAAGCGACAGCAGGATTACTGGATCTATCACGGCCACGAGTTTCCGTTCATCGGCTGGAACGAACTGTCGAAGTACCCGACGAGCGAACTGTTCGACCTGATGATGTCGTGCAATCGTACGTCGTTCATACCGCGCGACCACCCGCGCGAAGACGGCTCACTGCTGCCGGATATTCCGCTCGAAGTGTTCGCGACGACTAACCCTTACGGTCCCGGCCACAATTGGATCAAGCGTAGGTTCATCGACGTTGCTCCGCCGGGCCGCGTCGTGCGCAAGACCACGAACGTATTCAACCCGCGAACGCAACGCAGGGAGTCGGTGACCAAGACACAGGTTCGACTCTTCGGCTCGTACAAGGAGAACAGGTACCTCGCGCCCGAGTACATCGCCGAGCTCGAGAACATCACCGAGAACAACAAGCGTCGCGCGTGGCTCTGGGGCGATTGGAACATCGTGGCCGGTGGCGCGTTCGACGACGTCTGGGACGATACCGTCCACATCGTGCCTCGCTTCAAGGTCCCGTCGTCGTGGCGCGTGGATCGCTCGTTTGACTGGGGATCCACACACCCGTTCAGCGTGGGATGGTGGGCGGAGGCCGACGGCACCGAAGCGATCCTGCCGAACGGTAAGAAGTTCGCGCCACCGCGCGGCACGCTCATTCGCATCCATGAATGGTACGGCAGCGCCGACATCGGCACGAACACGGGCCTCAAGCTCAGCGCGAAGAGCATCGCGCGAGGCATCAAGAAGCGCGAGGCCGAACTACGCGCCGGCCAGTGGATCACCGGCACCGTGCATCCCGGCCCCGCCGACAACCAGATCGGCGAGCGTAGGGAGTCGAGCGTCCCGAGCATCAAGACGAAGATGGAGCGCGAGGGAGTCAAGTGGAACGACAGTGACAAGCGACCCGGTTCGCGGAAACAAGGGTTCCAGTTGATGCGCGACATGCTCGAAGCAGCGAAGGACGGCGAAGGACCTGGTCTCTACTTCATGGACCATTGTCGCGCCGCTACTTCGCTCCTTCCCACGTTGCCACGCGACGAAGACGACCCCGACGACATCGACAGCGATTCCGAGGACCACGTCTACGACGACACGCGCTACCGCGTGCTCGCACGCAAGCGAACCACGTCCGTTTCCAGCCTGAGAGGTTGAGCCATGAGCACCGCGCAATCCCGCCACCCGATCGAGACGCCCATCGCCGAAGTCGACGCGATGGCCAAAGAATGGCCGATCATCGACGCACTGCTCGGCGGCACGCCGGCCATGCGCGCCGCTGGTGAGTTGTTCCTGCCGCGACGCACGCTCGAAGACCCCAAGGACTACGAGGCGCGGCTGTCCACGTCCACTCTGTTCCCCGCGTTCGAGGAGACGCTGAAGGCGCTCATCGGCCGCGCGTTCTTCGAGCCGATCAAGCCGAAGGAGGACGTGCCATCGTGGATCGTCGAGGAAGTGCTCGACGACGTGGACATGCAGAAGAGATCGCTCAATGACTTCTGCAAGACATGGGCGCGCGACGCCATGGCGTACGGGCTCTCGCACGCGCTCGTCGAGGCTCCGCCGCGCGGCGACGTGCGTACGCTGGAGGAGCAGCGAAAGGCGAAGCTCCGCCCGTACCTCGTCCACGTGAGCGCGAAGCGAATCGTCGGCTGGCGCGAGGAGCGCGGCGTACTCACTCAGCTCCGCGTTCGCTTCACGAAGCGAGTCGAGGACGGCGAGTTCGGTGTCACAGACGTCGAGCAGATTCGCGTCTACACGCGCGCCGACATCGCCACGTACGAGAAGATCAAGGACGCGCAAGGGAAGTTCCGGTGGCAGGAGGCCGAGCGCATTCCCAACGAGCTCGGCGAGATCGCGCTGGTCACGCTCTATGCGAAGCGAACCGGGTTCATGACCGCCGAGCCGCTGCTGCGCGAGCTCGCATACCTCAACGTGAAGCACTGGTGCCAGCAGTCGTCGAACGACTCGCTGCTCGAGATCGCGAGCGTCCCCATCCTGGTGGCCATGGGAATGGATGACGATGCGCAGATCACCATCGGTGCGAAGAGCGCGATCAAGCTCCCGCATGACGGCAAGCTCCAGTTCGTGGAACACACTGGCGCGGCGATCAAGTCCGGACGCGATTCGCTCGAGAGCCTGAAGGACGAGATGCGCGAGGCCGGTGCCAAGCTCCTCGTCAACCCGGCTGGCACGAAGACCGCCACGCAGAGCAGCGAGGAGGCCGCGCGTGAGAACTCGCCGCTCGGCGCGTTCGTCAACGACCTCGAGACCACGATCGGCTCGCTGCTGGACACGGTGGCGAAGTACCGCAACGAGACCTCCGGCGGCACCGTCGAGCTCGTCGCGAATCTCGAGCCGGACGCTGCGCCGCTGGAGTCGATGAAGATCGTCATGGACCTGAACAATCGCGGCATCGTATCGTCCCAGAGCACGTTCGGCGAGGCGCAGCGCCGAGGCATCCTCAGCGAGGAGCTGGAGTGGGAGGACGAGCAGGAGCGTGTCGCGAACGACGAGCCCGTCGCACCGCAACCCGGCGCGAAGCCGGTCGTCGACGACATCGATCCGCTCACTGGCAAGCCGAAGACTCCGGCACCGGGCGCGAAGCCTGTCGTTCCGCCGCAGCAGTGAGGTGAGCCGTGGCCAAGACCGTCACGCAGAAGTACGTCGAGCACGCGCTGCGCCTCATTCGCGTGGCGAACGGGCTCAACGCGTCTTCGACCGTAGACCTGCGCACCATGGCGCGCAAGATCAAGAGCGCCATGGGGACGGCCGACTTCGGCGGGTACTCGAAGAAGGAGCTGAACGCGCTGCTGAAGCAGATCGACACCATCGTGACCAGCGCGTACGCAGGCATCGCGGCGCGCAAGGTCGGCGCAGTGCGACAGCTCATGCCGATCGAGGCGAAGTTCGCCGCACGCGCGAGCGCGTTCCCCACGGTGGCCGGCGAAGCACTCGTCGCGCGCACCGCATCGAACTTCACGCTGATGGGTAGGACGCTCGACGAAACGTTCGCGGTACAGGCGCAGCGGCTCATGGATCGCATGACCGCAGAGATTCGTCTCGCTGCCGAGGCCGGGCAGTCGGGCAAGGAAGTCGTCGAGCGCGTACTCGGCACTGGCAAAGACTTGCGGAACGGTGTCATAGATGACGCCATCCGAAAGGTTCGGGGCGTCGGCGACGCGACTGTCCACTCCGCTGCGGATGCGGGCAGGCGCGCCACCATGGCAGCGAACGGAGTCAATGCGCTGAAATGGCACGCCATCCTGGATCCCAAGGTCTGCATCGAGTGCGCTGAGCGCGCCGGCAAACTCTGGGACATGGATGGTGAGCCGATCGGACATGACATTCCCTACGCGTCGCCGGCGCTCCACCCGTGGTGTCGCTGCATCCTGCTGCCGCAGAAGTTCAAAGACGGACCGCCCGAAGACGGCGGCAAGGACATCGACAAGTTCGACGACTGGCTCGAGACGCTGACTCCCGAGCAGCAGAACGACATCCTCGGCGAAGGCCGCGCCGAGCTCTGGCGCAGCGAAGTCATCACGACGGCCGACCTCATCAACCAGAACGGTCAGGTCGTCACGCTCAGCGAACTGCGCGAAGAGGTGCTCGGCTACCCGACCGAGGCCGAGGAGAGCGAGGCTGCGCAGGTCGGTGACGTCGAGGAGCAGCAGACGGAGCCCGACGCCACTCCGACGACGGAGGAGCAGAGCGCTATCGAAGAGATGTTGGCGGAAGAGCCCGCTGCGCCCTCGCCGATCGAGACGCTGCACGACTACCCGCCAGCATGGGACGAACCGTACAGTACCGAGGCCGGTACCGACGAAGAGACCGGTGCGCCGATCGTAGACATCGGTCACGCGCTGGACTACATCGAGGAACGCCACGTCGAGGCGATGCGGTGGGAGGACGAGCTGTCTGCTGCTCACGACCATTATGTGAAGGACGCTGGCGCACGCGAGCTGAACGAGTACCTGCGCACCGGGCGCGGCAGCGACGAGGCGCGTACGCAGGCCGAGCTCCTTCGCGAACAGATCGCGAACGCTCCGCCGTCTGAGGAAGCGATGCGCGGGTTCCGTGGCGTGTCGTATCGTCC